GCGCCTTCTACATCTTCCTCGCCTTGAGGCTCAAACTGTACCGCTTTATCGCTAGTGACAAACACATCAAGAATATCAGGCATCATGCCTTCGATGGCATCCATAACATCACTAGAGATAACGCTATAGCGCCCCGCTTGCTCGTTGCCATACGGTAGGCGCAAGTATTCGTTGTATGCTTCTGTGCGTTGTTCACGCAATTGCCCATGCGTATATTCGGCAGCCGCTTCCTCTTCCGCTTGCAATGCGGCTAATAATTCGTCATCAGATTTTTTCATATTTTAGCTTTAATTCGTCATACAACTTATAAGCCTCTTGTTTATCGAGAAGTGTTTTCATCACTGGAAATTGTAATTTTGCGCCAGCAGAATCAACTACTGGCTTTGGGCATTTCTTATCTTCTACAATAACTAAATACTTTGTAAATTCAGGGCGATGTGGCGGGACAATTACATCCAAGCTAACATGGTAGCGGGGACAGTTATTTTTCATATCATCCCATAGTCAAACTCTAATTCATTAAATCTTTCAAAAGCTTGGTCTTTGTTTTCAAAAAATTCCATGTGGGGGTTCTTTTTTAAAATATCCTCATCAGTTTTTGCCTTCTTTTTAAAATGAGTATCTTCAACTGACACCAAGTAACGCGAATGCTGATTGCCCAATGGTGACGCTAATGTTTCGATGCTTACTCGGTATCTAAGGCTATTATTTTTCATATCAACGGCCTATTTTTGTAAACAATGGGTTTCATTTTTATCTCACTGGTATTTAGTTGGTCGATGGCTAGTGCCATATATCTGAAAGCATCTGCACCATGTGAATATTCATCATGAACTGGTGTGCGTGATTCATTGGTGCTTTTTGGCACGCTACGTCTATAGCGTTTCAAGCACTCAACGAGCCTCGCTGTTTTGTCTTTATCAAAGTAGCAGCGATTGAATATCATGCGCGTGGCTTTAATGCCGTTTTCTACGTTCATCTCAACTAAGTCTTGTCTAGGCGGTATTGACCAGCCTAAGTCACTTAATATCTTGTAAGGGCTTGCGGCAGCAACTGATTCGTTGTAACCGTCGTGAGGGATAATCATGCGCCCCCAGTTATATTGACGCTCTTTGAGCATCTGCGAATATTCGGATAGCTTCTTATGGCTGTCTTCAATGTAGTCAATAATGCGTAGTTCAGATATGTTCTTTTGCACCATGATGATTGACATGGCATCATTCCAGCCTAAATCAACAATGACATGCGTTTTGTATTTAGCATCATGTGGCAAGTTGATGATTCTGCCTTCATCTTGAATCTCTTGCATCTCATCGTAATAGATAGCACCTTCGGCAGCAGGGCGACACTTGCCTTCCCATATGTTGCCGTAATCTTTTGGGTATCTTGCTAAACAAGTTAAACGCTCTTGTTCAAGCACTTCGGGAAACCAAGGATTATCGGAATAGTTAATCAACACGCTGACACAGTCATCAGGTGGATTAATCGCAAACCTGTCGTGTGTTTCGTCTGTTTCTAAATCAGGGTTATAGCTAATCCATATTTCAGAGCCATTTTTACGAATGGTCGGAATTAAGATTGACCATGACCGTTTAGATGTTGTTTGCCCCTCTTCCACCCAAGCAATATCAACGCCTTCAAATGATTTAATTGAATCGCTAGTTAAGTCTGACAATCCACTAAACAAGAATACAGAGCCAGTGCGTATGTTGCGTATCTCGTTTTGCAATATCTCATAATCACCACCAAGCCCTAGCAACTCTATCTGGTCGCCAAGCAATCGGTGTACAGAATCTTTAATTGACTTCTGTATCTCACGAAAACAAGCAATGCGTAATTTACTTTGACTAGCAAGAATTAATAGCGCTCTTGCAAATGACCAGCTTTTAGCTGAACCGCGCCCACCTCGTGCAACTTTGTAGCGATGCGGCTCAAACAAGAAGCCTAGCTTCTCTGGGAATTGCGCCGTGACTTCCATTTACTCTTTTGGCTTGACTAGCTCAACCACCATCTTAGTGACTAATGGGTTATCAGAATCACCGCCAAGTGCTAGTTTGTCGCCATACTTTTTAGCGTTCATTCTTGCCAGCTTCCATTTGATATTATCAGCTTTTAATCGCAAGCCTTGAATAGTAACGGCGCTTTCCGCAGCAACCGCTTGGTCGCCTATGTCATCTAGCGATTCAAACGTTGCAACCTCTCTTGCCTCGCGTGCGTGCGCGTAGTGCGCGATTCTTTCCTCATCCGTATCAATCCAATTCAATACAGTGTTATACGCAAAGCCGTTTTTTTTGCACCATGACATGAGACTATCGCCATTAGAAACATATTCACATACAGCATCAATGCCTATTTTGTTTAACTTTTCTTTTGGTGCGCCCATAATAAAAAAACCAGCGGTTAAGCTGGCTATTGTTTCCTTTTGTTAAAACACTTATAGGCGGTTGCTGTTAGTCCGAGTTCCTATAGGCGGTGATGTGGTTTGCTAGCTTTCACATCCACCTCGGCAGCAACGGCGTATAAATATTCTTTAGTCGATTAATCCTGCTACCAAGCATACTTTTGAGCTTTTAACTCGGCGCATCATTAATTTTCTTTATTTATACGCTTATTTGAGTATGTCGTCAAGCATTAGTTTCGCATTTTTTAAATAATTATCATATGCGTCATTATTGATGCTAATGCCGATTGCTTTGCACGTTCTGCGAAAGTGTGAGCCGTTTAACAAGTATGGGTACATTTCATTGCAAACTAGCACTAATTTATTTTTTAATGGTAAGGATATAACAGCTTGCTCGACTAATATCGCATCGTTTAAATCTATTGTTTGTCTTGATACTGTGACTTTTTCGAATACTTGACCTTTTAGCACTTCTAGAATTTCGGCGGTTACTGGCGGCTCTTTGTAGTTACCTTCTAGTGAGCCTGTTTTGTAGTTACGTGGGCGGTCTTTAAAACATCTGCGCCAGTTGTCTATGCGTTCATCTATGCTCATTAATCACCCTTTTGTTTGCTTGCTTAATTTCCAACGCTAGCACAAAGTTAATTTTTTCTAAATCATCCTTCATAAAATATGCGCCTCCCTCATCTGCTATTCTGCGCTGCAAGTCGCGGTTCTTTCTATCTATGTCATCTTTAGTGACGGGCGCGTTAGCTAAGCTAGTGTGTATTTTTGCTTTTGGTGTGTTCATATCTCCAGTAGCATACATGATTCTGTGCTAAATCCGCGCTTAATCGTTATTGGCTCAAATATGCTGTCATCAACTTTTAACGCCTTAGCAAATCCATCTAACGCAGATTTTGCGCTAGCAAGCAAATTATCTAAATCTCTATGCCGCTTATCTGACTGCACAAAAGTTATCACTAATGGCATAAACCCACTCTTAACACGTTTATGCGTCTGCAGCGCTTCTAAAGTTAAACAATAGGCATTATCTCTTGCATTATCTTTAGCTTTTACAGTTTTTGCCCAATGCGAGCCTAACTTCCTATTCGGCATCAACGTGGCGCATGGATAAGCGAGTTTAACTATCATTTAAAACGCACCATAATCCATGCAGTTTGCTTGTACTTTGCCGCTTCGTTTATTCTTACGCTCATTCTTTGCCCACGCTAAATATTCAGGGGTATAAGGCATATCACCATAATGTACTGTTACACCAGCACGCGGTTTTTTTTCAATAAGATGTTGCCTAGATATTTCATATGCGCTACGCTTTTTGCGTTCAATTGATTTTTCATAGTCATCTACTGTGTATTCTGCAATTTTTCGGCGATAGTGTTTTATGTTTTTATTTTTAATCATAACATATTTAACCTCTAATAAGCCGTTTTTAACTAAGCTATCACATCGCCCAGTAACAAGTTGATTAGGATGTGTGCCAATTAATTTATATAGTTCGTAACCACTTTTAAAGTCATTCGTTAAGCTAATAATTTGCTTAACGCAGTTGTAATAGTCTAATTGTTTTGGTGTCATATTTGCCGCCCCTTAAAATTCTATTTAACTTTCTCATAGCGTGTAATTTCACGGCGTTTTTATTCTCTAATTTTTTTATAAAAAAGAAACTGCATTAGCTTATTTCTAGGCTTTCTAGTATTTTGAATTGTATGATTAATTGCCAATTCAAAATAAATACCCATAAAATTAAATCTGTAATACGCCATGCACGGCGTAATATATTTGTCAAAAGTGCTTCTACGCCTATCATATGATGCACAAAAC